CAAGGAACTGATATCAAAAGGGGTGCGGGATGAAATTTATATCTCGCTTTTAGAGAAAGAGATAGTTAAGAGGGTCGAGATGGGTACTTGGCGTGGCGTGATAAAAAAGGGGGTGACAAGTGAAGGGACTGTTTAAGCGCACCTATATGTGTGGCATAGGCGGTATGAAGTGCCCATGTTGCGGTAAGCGCAAGGATCCAAGAGCACGACGGTTATACCATCGGCAAGCCAAACGACGGTTAGCCGAGCACATTAAACAATTGGAGAAATCAGATGAAAACTAATTGGTGGGTTGACTCAGGCATGGCTGCTCAGGCTGCCCAAGAGTTAGTGTGGTTCGTAGTAATAGTGGTTGTTGGTATCGGTATAGTAATTTGGCTAGATATGAGAAAGGATAAATAACATGACTTGGGGAAGAACTAGTTTGCCGGACAATCTGCCGGAGTTAGAGAACTATGCGGATGCTCTGTATCGGTATAGCAAGACCGAGCCTCTGCGTGCGGGGAAGGACAAGGGGCTTGTGCCGTTGGGTTGGAACCGGCGGTACAAGCGCAGTCAGATACTCAAGGTTGAAACCCTGCAGGGCAACGCCATTTTCTGCAGATTCCATAGAACCGATGTCGTTAAGTTTTACGAGAACGGCATGGTGGAGTTTGGGGTTGGTGGATGGGACTCGCCCACAACGCTTATGTTTTTGCAGGGTGTTTTTGGTATGGCTAAGTTTGCTAGGTACAAGGGCAAGATTTACTACAAGCAATTGAGTACCGGCAAATTCTTCCTTATTGGTAAAAATGGTCTGCGGATTGATGAAACCGGCACGCCCATAGACCCGACACCCGAGGTTGCCAAGGTATTGAACCGAGCGAGGTGGAAGGATCTTTTGCAGAAACTTAAGCCGTTCTCCGTATACGCATCTGATATGTCGAAACTTCTAGAGCCTAAATCAGGACATGAAATGTCGGGAGAGTTTGATGCCTTGGTGCGAACCTATGGAGAAGAGTATTGGCGCGGGCTTCTCCCCAAAGTCCAACCTAAATCGGCTAGTAGATTGGGGATTCCGTACTTGCCTATTTCTGCAAGGGAGATTCGGTACAACCGAAACAACATCGCGCAGTCGCGGACTGAGTTTATCAACCGAGTCTTGGAAGCATCGCAGACAAACGATGCCGAGAAAATGTATCCGCTTCTTTTTACGATACAAGCGAGTGCATCAGAGCAACGGTGGACAGGCAACGGCTATGTGTCCGAGTGTAGCCCTGACCGAGTTAGGAAGTATCTGATGGAGTTATTGAAGTTAGAGTTTTGTGAAGGCCTATTTGATGATGTTGTTCAACCATTGGGGGAATTCGTAGCCGATAGCAATGCAAAGTATTTTGTCAACCGAAAGACAACCTGACATCCCGTCAGAATGTCGCAATCAAATCATTTAAATCAAGAGGAAATTATTATGGAAATTCGTATGACATCAGAAGTATCTCTAGCAGAAGCCGAAGAATCTATCATTGCTTTTGGCAACGAGAATGCGGTGCATTTGGTAGGTGAGCCTGGAGTTGGTAAGACCGCGATGTTCGAGCGTATCGTAGAGCGCACCGGCTACAAGGGTGTGTACATGGATGTGCCGAATCTAGAGTTGGGCGAGATTGGCATACCGATGCCGAACCATGAGACTAAGACAACGAGCCTGTACCCCAACGACGCATGGGGGTTCCACAAGTCTGAGCCTATGGTGATCTTCTTAGATGAGTTTACTAAACCATCTAGCCAAGCGGTGCAGAACACCTTGCATCCCCTGCTCAACGAGAGGCGGATTGCTAACTTTAAACTGCATCCCGACACCATCGTGATAACGGCGGGTAACAACTCAAGCGACGGGGTGGGCGATAACTTAAAGGCACACTCGCTAAACCGCATTACTGTGATGCCGGTACGCAAGCCAACTGCAGAGGAATGGTTGGAGTGGGGTAGTCAGGGTGGGATCGCTCCCGAGATGTTGGCATGGGTCAAGGCTTATCCGCATGCTATGGCATCCTACCTAGATCCATCACAGGCTGACAATCCGTACATCTTCAATCCTAAGTTCCCGAAACGGTCATTCTTCTCGCCACGCTCAGGGCATCGTGCGTCAAACATCATCAAGAAACGCGACAAGATTTCCAAGAACGCTTTGATTGTTGGCTTGGTTGGCACGATTGGTGAATCTGCAGCGAGGGATCTGACCGCGTATGTCGATGTTGCTGATAGTCTACCAACATGGGAACAAGTGATGAATGACCCTGCCAACGCACAAGTCCCGACTTCCCCTGCTGCTCTATGCATCATGGCTTACGGCGCAATTCAACGGGTTGACCGAGCCAACATCAGCAAGTGGTTCACTTACCTGAAGCGCACGCCGACTGAGTTACAGAGTGTGTTCTGCTTGTCTGCTACTAAGCACAGCGAGAAGAAGCAAGTGCTTATGACGAGTGGCGCATTTGTCGATTGGATGCGTGAGCATCAGTACTTGTTCTAATCATGGCTATCGAGTATGTGCTATATCAAGGCGATGTATGGGCTTTGTACAGACAAGATCACTTTGGTGACGACACTCTGTGGTTTGTTAGTGCAATCAATACCAAAGCGATATGGAATCGTTGGGTTCCCGCCAAAGACTGCATCGTACTTGACCCTGCATTGAATGTTTTATTTGAAAGGAAAGAAAATGGTTGAAATTACTACGCTGTTTGCAACGCTATCGATGTTCTTAGCGTGGCGTCTATATGTTGTTAGCAAAAGGTTTGACATGGTAGAGACTATGCTACGAGGAATCGTATCGGGAAGAGTTGTAATAACCCGCACCGAAGATGGTGTAGAAATGGAGTTGAAAGATAATGGCTAAACTAACTGCAGAGCAACGCATTGAGCGCACTCATGTGCAATTGATGCGGGAGAAAAACTTCTGCCTATTCTCAGGCGTGTTTATGATTGGCAAGGTAACCATCTCTGACAAAGTGCCTACTGCACGCACAGACGGGCGCAATGTCGAGTATGGTCGTGCATTTGTGGATAGGATAAACGACAAACAGTTGGCTTTCCTAGTAATCCATGAAGCCATGCACAAGGCATATCGGCACATGATGGTTTGGAAGAACATTGCCAAAGAGAACGCACGCTTGGCAAACATGGCGATGGACTATGTGATTAACTTACAGATCCAAGACTATGACCCACAGCGCATCACAGTCGAGATGCCTCAAGATGAGTTAGGTAATCCCCTTGGTCTTATCGATGAGAAGTATCGTGGTATGGATACCATGCAAGTCTACCAAATCCTAAAGAAGGAATGTAGTGATGGAGGTGGTAAAGGTGGTGATAAAGGTAAAGGTAATGGACAACCTGACAATTCGTCAGGTGGTCAAGGTGGTGACCCCCAAGAGTTTGACGAGCATGATTGGGAAGGCGCATCTGATATGTCTGAAGAAGATGAGCAAGAACTTGGTAAAGAGATTGACCATGCCTTGCGTGAGGGTGCGATCCTTGCCGGTAAGATGAAAGGCAATGTGCCAAGGGGCATCGAAGAACTACTGCATCCCAAGGTAGATTGGAAAGAAGCCCTGCGTGATTTTGTGAAGGCGCATACCAAAGGCTTGGATGAATCGACATGGCGCAGACCAAATCGTAGGTATCTTGGTGTGGACATCATCATGCCATCAACGATTGGGTTCAAAGCCGAGCGCATATCTATCGGGACTGACACATCGGGTTCGATTGGTGGAGAGATCCTTGGTAGGTTTCTAGGCGAAGCAAAACTTATCTGCGACGATGTTGAGCCTGAGATCATCGACATGATGTATTGGGACACCCATGTGGCACGACATGAAATCTATGCGGGTGCGGAAGTCAGCAACTTTGTCAACTCAACTAAACCTGCGGGGGGTGGTGGGACAGACCCAGACTGTGTTCCTAATTTCCTATTAAAGAAGGGAATCAAACCACAATGCATCGTGATGTTGACTGACGGGGTGTTCTTTGGTCACGAGACTACGAAGTGGGAAGAACTTGGTGTGCCTGTGTTGTGGTGCGTGGTAGGCAACAATGAGTTTAAGCCCAAGGTCGGGCAAGCCGTTTGTGTTGAATAAGGAGAGTGATATGAAACTAGGAAGCCTGAAGTACAACACTAAAACAGAAGAGGGAGAAGTAAAAATAGATTGGACTCAAATGCCCGAAGATGTTGTTGGGCTAGATCTGTTGTCTGATTGGATTGCAGACTTAACGAAGATATACAACCGAGAATTAAATAATGTTTTTTCCAAGAAAGGAAAGTGAAATGACCTACGCACCATTTAACCTAAGCACAAGCGCCATGCTTGTAGAACTAAACATCAGCAATTGGACTGCTAGGAAACTAGACAAGAAGGTTTCCGAGGAAGTCGATGCAAGCAAGGCAACCAAGACCCGCGCAGGGAACTACCACAAGAACTTACTTGCCGGTAGCCAAGCCCTTGATGCGGTGATTAAGTACACCAACAACGCACGCCTGTGGCATCACAAGCAGACGCTACCTTGGAGCGATTCGGGTTCGCGCATCATCACGATGGAGAACTTCTTGGACTACAAGGCGCAACTAAGCGAGTGCGAAAATAATTACAACCGCTTGGTTAACAACTTCCTAGTAGCCTACCCAACGCTAATTAGTGCAGCAGCGTTCCAACTTGGTGATCTATTTGATAGGAACGAGTACCCCGAACCCGACTTGATTGCCAAAAAGTTTCGGTTTAGTTATCTGTTCTCTCCCCTACCCAACGCGGGAGACTTCAGGGTAGACATTGGCGAGCAGGCTGCGAAGGAATTGGTAGACCAATACGAAAACACTTTCAACAACCGAGTACAGGATGCGATGAAGGATATATGGGACAGGGTTCACGACTGTCTGACACATATGTCAGATCGTCTTGCTGATAAAGAGGATGGGGAGCGCAAAGGCTTTCACAAAACCCTGCTGTCCAATGCGTCGGAACTAATTGACCTGATGCAGAAACTCAACATCACTAAAGATCCTAAGTTAGAGGCTGCTCGTAAGGATCTTTCTCAGGCAATCCTTGGGGTAGAGATCGATGAGTTGAAGGAAAGCACCCATGTGCGTAAGCATGTGAAGAGTCAGGTCGATGAGATCTTAGGTAAATTTGATTGGTAACCACAAAGGGATAGGTAACTACTATGATACACAAAGGTGAGAAATTTAAAGGCAACGAGGTTTGTCCTGAGTTGGAAATGCTAGTGCAGCAGTTGTTTGCTGTGATGCCGAATCTAGAGTTTTACGCTACCAACGCTGCCAACCTAGGATCAATTGGGGACGCCCGAAAGATCAATGTGTTTGATGTATTTAGCGGAGATCAGAAACTTGGTGTAGTAAGTTGGTATGAGAGTTACTCTAGAAGTAAGGGGCATTATTTTTCATACAGGATCTACTCTAGGAAGATTAGGAAAGAGCGGGGGGATGCCCATCTGAAAATGACGGGCAGCCTAAAGTCTGCGCTAAAGATTGCGGGGGAGGTATTTGTCAAAGATGCCCCGAATGTCTTGGCAGAAAAGTTTTATGAGGCGATGCGGTCAGAAATGAGTGGTCTAATCTACCATGCATCAAACGACATAGAGCATCGGTGCAGACCTTTTTTCCAAACGGCGTTTGCCTATACAGTTAGCGTAATACAGGGAAGCCCCGTGCCCATAGATGCAAAACTTTTGCAAGAGGTAACAAGCCCAAGGTTTGAAGAAGCGCAAAACACTTGCCGAATAGCAAAATCGGTAGGTAATGCCTTGTCGTCTCGGGAAGGTGTAATTGTCTATGTTGATAGGGAAGAGAAACTAACCGTGGTGGACTTGCAAACATATACGATTAGTAAGTTGGAGTCTACCTACGACTTGCCCAAGAACTACCAAGAAAAGTTTACTATCTTGAAAGTCATGGAGGACAATCAACCAATCGAAGGGACAGGCATCAAGATGAAGGTATCTGTCGATGATATGAAGTTACATCTTTTCTATCTTGTCTCAGGAAATGTCATAGTAACTCACTAGCAATCTAGTAGTTTAGTCTTATCTAGCAGGACAATCTGACCAAGCGTCAGGTTGTCCTTTTTTATTGGTGTTTTTACCTAGCCCCCTTGCTTTTGTTTATCCCTTGGTGTAATCTTGCGTTAAGTATCTCCGAAGTGAGATAAGGATCTAATACCAAGAGGATATAGTTATGGGGTTTACACCCGAAGGCAAGGTCAAGGCGCGAATCCGTCGCATCTTGGAAATCAATAAGGTCTATCACTTCATGCCCGCAACGGGCGGTTATGGTCGAAGTGGCGTTCCCGACATCATTGGCTGCTACCGAGGTTACTTCTTTGCCATCGAGTGCAAGGCGGGGAACAAGCGCCCTACCGCGTTACAGGAAAAAGAACTCCAACGGATTCGTGACTCAGGCGGTCAGGTTTTTGTCATCAACGAAGAGAATGTGAAGGACATCGAGATTTGGCTAAATATGATGACCGTTCCTGAGAAAAGGATGGGCAGCGATGCGTGATAGGTTTGTTAGCCCCCAAGTGCGCATATTGCTTGAGCGCATGGACATGTGCCCCGAAGAGTTTGTACACCCTTTTGAGTCACGTCATGTAGAAACTAAGTGGAACAGTATATTGTTGGAAGGTCGTTTTAATTGGATTGAAAAGTTTCTAATAAAGCGCAAATACGTTAGGTTAAAGCGTCAGGCTACGCGAGAAGCCATTATGGCTACCATTATGCATAATGAATCAAAAGACTCACCTAATTATTTCTTTGATGCTGTATCCCGCGTAGTCGCAAAAACTAAGAAACAAACATATGATTATTAGCGTAGATTTTGAGACGTATTACGACAGAGAGTTTTCGCTCTCAAAAATGACCACAGAAGAGTATGTGCGTGACGACAACTTTGAAGTGATAGGGGTTGGCGTAAAGGTTGACGATGCCGAGACAGAATGGTTTAGCGGTACATACTCTGAGACCATGCATTTCCTAGGTAAGTTTAAGTGGTCTGAGGCGTTTGTCTTGGCGCATAACACCATGTTCGATGGCGCGATCCTTACTTGGAAGTTTGGTATCAAACCTATGGCATGGCTAGACACCTTGTGCATGGCTAGGGCGATTGACAACGAAGTATCAAATAGCCTTGCAAAACTTGCAGATCGTCTCGGGGTAGGCCAAAAGGGCAACGAGGTCATCATGGCTATGGGTAAACGACGGGTCAACTTTACCCCCGAAGAACTAGCACAGTACGGCAAGTATTGTTGCAATGACGTAGACCTTTGCTACAACATCTACAACATCCTGAAGCAGAACTACAAACTTAAGGAGCTTAAGTTAATTGATCTAACTTTGAAGATGTTTACTGACCCCGTATTACAGTTGAACCTACCCATGCTTGAACAGCACTTGGGGGAAGTTAAACACCGCAAAGAAGCATTGATTGAGAAGGCCATGTCTGACCGCGAGACATTGATGAGTAATCAAAAGTTTGCTATGAAACTAGCAGCCTTGGGTGTGCGCCCCCCGACTAAGATTAGCCCTACCACAGGCAAAGTGGCGTTGGCATTAGCCAAGAGTGACAACGGTTTTAAAGATCTAGCAGAGCACCCAAACGAAGAAGTACAGGCGTTAGTGGCTGCTCGACTTGGGGCAAAAAGCACTTTGGAAGAGACAAGGACAGAACGATTTATTTCAATAGCGAAGCGCGGGAGCCTCCCTGTCCCCCTACGATACTACGCTGCGCACACAGGCAGATGGGGTGGAGACGACAAAGTTAATCTTCAGAACCTGCCAAGGAAATCCAAACTCAAAGATGCCATCATCCCGCCCGAAGGCTATGTACTAATCGATGCCGACTCCTCTCAGATTGAGGCACGGACTGTTGCTTGGTTAGCGGGGCAGACTGATTTGGTAGATGCATTTGAAAACGGCGAAGATGTTTACAGAATCATGGCATCTAGGATTTACCACAGGCCGATTGACAAGATCACTACCGCAGAGCGATTTGTGGGTAAAACAACCATCTTGGGCGCAGGCTATGGCATGGGGTGGAAAAAGTTTCAGGCACAGTTAAAAACTTTTGGCGTTGAGATGACCGACCCACTCTGTAAACACATTGTTGATACCTATCGTGGGGTATACCCAAGGATACCGAACTTGTGGGCACAAGCCGAAAAATGTCTAGATGCTTTGGCTAGTGAGGATCTTAAGACTTGTGATTTTGGTACGCAACCACAGGCAGTAAGTTTGCTCCCCGGAGTTGGGTTTGATCTACCAAGCGGACTGCCTTTGAAGTACATGAATCTGCGTGCAATTGAAGAGCAGAACCCCAAGAGTGGGGTGTGGGAAAGGCACTATATATACAACACCCGCAAGGGTACAACCAAGATTTATGGCGGTAAGGTGGTGGAGAACATCTGCCAAGCCGTAGCCCGTTGCGTAATCGGTGAACAGATGCTTCGGATATCTAAGAAATACCGAGTTGTTCTTACGGTGCACGACGCAATTGCGTGCGTTGTTAAGAAAGAAGAAGTGGATGAAGCGACAAAATACATTACCGAATGTATGAAGTGGCGACCAAAATGGGCAGAGACTTTGCCCTTATCGTGTGAAATTGGACATGGAGATAGTTATGGTGAATGTTAGAGGTGTGCAAGCATATAACAATGTAGCGTCATTACAGGGTGCAACTATGAAAATAGACACAGCATTAAATTACACGGCTCACGAATTGAAAGTAAAAGAGTTATTAAAAGAAATCCACGTACACTTACTTGAGAATGACCATGTAGCAGCAGCATCTACAATCGAGCAAGCAATCGTTGAACTGCGGCTAATGAGGGCGGCTGTTAAAAGCCATATCAAAGAATGAAATATACTTGGTCATACAGCAGCATCTCCCTGTTTCAGCAATGCCCTCGCAAGTATTATCGAATGCGGATTGTCAAAGATATTGTTGAACCGCCGACTCCACATCTTGACTATGGCACAGAGGTTCACAAAGCAGCCGAAGATTATGTATGTGGGGACAAGTCACTAGACCCCAAATACGCTTTCATAAAGCCGACGCTAGATGCGCTCAAGGCGCTTCCCGGTATTAAGTTGTGTGAGTACGAGATGGGGCTGACTAAAGACTTTGAGCCGGTTGGGTTTAAAGATGAGAATGTGTGGTTCAGAGGTATCGCTGACTTGCTAATTATTGATGGCGATCATGCTCACCTTGTGGACTACAAGACGGGCAAGTCTTCTCAGTATGCTGATACTAAACAGTTAGAACTTCTGGCGCTATTAGTTTTCAAGCACTTCCCCCATGTGCAGTCGATAAAAGCAGGGTTGGTATTTGTTGTAGCCCAAGACTTAGTCAAAGCCTCATTTGTAAACAACATACAAGAAGATGCGTGGGGGCGATGGTTGCCTGAGATTCAAAGGCTTGAGGCTGCTATGACAAACGACGTATGGAACGCAAGACCGAACTTCACATGCAGAAAGTTTTGCCACGTAAAAGACTGTGAGCACAATGGAAAAGGACAATGGAGATGACAGCCAAGAAAACCCCCAAAGTTGAAGAGGTTACTTTCCCTTTAAATGATGTACCTTATGAAATGCGTAAATTAGCGTGGCCCTTTAAGACTCCAAAAGAGCATGAACTAATTCTTAAGTGGGCTAGAAAACAAACCAAGATAAGGAGAATTGTGTTTCCATGAGCGCAAATGATGAACAGGTTGGCGGTACGCATTACAAGGACAAGTCTATTCAGCCTTGGGATTACATAGCTGCCAACAACATCGGGTACTTTGAGGGCAACATTATTAAGTACGTTTCTCGGTGGCAAAGCAAAGGTGGCGTTGATGATTTAAATAAAGCCGCGCACTACCTTGAAAAATTAATTGAGTTGCAAAAGGAGCAATAGCATGTCATACGAACTAGACTACAGGGCACAGGGTACAGCCAATCGTAGGTTGCTATCTGCAGTTGTGGCTTTAGCGATTCAAGATGCGCAATCAAAACCCCGCAGACTAGGGAGACTGCGTATACCCACAGATGAGGCAATTTCTGCAATCTACTTTTTGTTCCAGCATTCTGATACTTATTTGAGCATTTTAGACATAGATCCTCAGCAGTTTCGTGAAAGATTATTGAAGTTGATGTTTGACATGAATAGAAAGATTGCTCAGTTTGACCCGATTAAGCGCCGAAACTTTAGATATAACTATGAATGGATGCGACGTAAAGAAAACATACTAGACCTAACCAAGGCTTACGAAGCAGAACTTGAAAAACTAGATGAGGATGAAGAAAATATATTAGAAACCAAACTAAAGGAGAAGAACACATGAAGAATCGTGAATGGCAAGAACTAAATGTAAACGAAGTAATTCAATTAATTAGTGAAAACATAACCGACCCAAGCCCCGAGTTATTACAAGAACTTTATGGTTTGGTAGCGGATGTAGATAGATGGTTACAGGAGAAGAACAGTGGCAATTGAGATGACCAATTTTGAAGAGAAGGTGTGGAAGTATCTACTTTCTCACCCCAAAACTCCCGTTCAGGCAAAGACTATTGCAAGGGAATGGATTGCAAGCGAGGGCAAAGTAGGTCGTACCTTAAACAGGTTTGTTGAGAACGGTATCGCGGACTTAATACGAATGGGTTCCAAGAAGTTTTATAAGGTGAAAGAATGACTCCCCTAGTTTGGATGAACAAATACGGGCACGTTGCGTCGTTTAAAAACGAAGAATATACCGACCCTCTTTACCTTATACCCGTTGAATACAAAGCCGAAATCGAGCGGTTACACAAAGAAGTTGAGCATTTAAGACAGGCATACCACAGGGTCAAGGATGAGAACGAGAGGCTGTCCCTTGACTTAGGTATCAAAAATAATCCACAATTTGGGAAACCTTATTAGGAGACTACCATGCCCTACGCAAACAAAGCTGACCGCAACTACAAGCAAGAATACGAAAACTATGATGGCACCGAGATGGTTAAAAAGAAACGTGCCGAGCGCAACCGAGCACGGCGAATCATGGAAAAGGCTGGCAAAGTTAGCAAGGGGGATGGCAAAGACGTACACCACGTTAAGGCGCTGTCTAAAGGTGGTTCACATAAAGACGGTTTAAAAGTTACGTCAGCAGCCAATAATCGTTCGTTTGATCGTGACTCCAAACAGAAGTTAATTTCAGAAGTTAGCCCACGGGAAAAGAAGCGTGCAAATAATAAATGACCGGATACTGCTGGTTAAGACTAAGTTTCCTAGCCGTATTACAGAAACAATTAAGAAGAGCAAAGTTGTACAAAAAGAGGGGGAAGTTAGTGAGGTAGCCGTCAACTGGGGGCTGTCTGAAGCCCAAGCTTTGCGTAAGTTACGGATTAAAAAAGTACCGTCCCCAATTCAGCGTGACTACGATTGGCCGGGGCTGCATAAGCCAATGGAGCATCAAAAAGACACAGCATCGTTTCTGACCCTACACAAACGGGCGTTCTGCTTTAACGAGCAGGGCACTGGCAAAACGGCCTCTGCCATATGGGCTTCTGACTACCTGATGGATGCAAAGATTATCCGTCGAGTGCTAGTTATCTGTCCCTTATCTATTATGCAATCTGCATGGCAAGCAGACCTATTTAAGTTTGCAATCCACAGGCACGTAGACGTTGCTTATGGAGCCAAGCAGAAAAGAGCCGAAATCATCAACGGCGGGGCAGACTACGTCATTATTAATTTTGATGGGGTAGAGGTTGTAAAAGACGATATCAAAAATGGGAAGTTTGACCTAATCATTATTGACGAGGCAAACGCCTATAAGAGTTCCCGCACTCAGCGTTTCAAGATAATGAAAGATATTATCCAACCAACCACATGGCTATGGATGATGACCGGCACTCCTGCTGCGCAGTCCCCGCTTGATGCTTACGGGCTTGTCAAATTGTGCGTACCCGAAAGAGCGCCGATGACCTTGGGTGGATTTAGAGATACTGTTATGTATCAATTGACTAGGTTTAAGTGGATACCAAAGCCGAAAGCAAACGAAGTCGTGCATGACCTGTTGCAGCCAGCCATTCGGTATACGAAAGAAGAATGCCTTGACTTGCCGGAAATGCTTTACACATCTCGGTATGTCCCCATGACCCCGCAGCAAGAGAAATACTACCGGCAGTTAAAGAAAGATATGCTTATTGCCGCTGCTGGAGAAGAGGTATCGGCTGTCAACGCCGCCTCAAGCCTGACTAAATTACTACAGATTTCAGGCGGTGCGGTCTACACCGACAACGGCAACGTAATTGAATTCGATGTATCAAACCGTCTCAAGGTAATTCAAGAAGTAGTTGAAGAAGCCTCACATAAGGTATTGATTTTCGTACCTTTTACTCACACTATTAATCTACTAAAAGATTACCTCACCAAACAAGGGATAGAGTCGGAGGTTATTAACGGCTCTGTAAGCGTCAATAAACGCACAGACATCTTCAAGCGCTTTCAGGAAAACCCTAACCCCAAAGTTTTATTAATACAGCCACAAGCCGCTGCACATGGAGTAACATTAACTGCTGCAAACGTTGTTATATGGTATGCCCCAGTGACATCTATCGAGACATACTTGCAGGCTAACTCGCGTGCGCACAGGCAAGGACAAAAGAATCCTGTAACTGTGGTGCATATCGAAGGTAGTCCTGTAGAAACAAAGTTGTATGCGATGCTGCAGAGCAAATTAGATTTCCACACTAAGATAATTGATTTGTACAAAAAAGAATTAGATACTTGACAAAGTACAGTTTTTAGATACAATAGTAAAAAACAACCAAGAGGACATATATGGATAAAGCCATAGATAAAATCGTCGCCGTTTACATCAAAATTCGTAACGCTAAAGAAGATTTAACACGCGAGTACGATGGTAAAATTGCGACCCTTGATGAACAGATGCGAACTCTGAAAGAAGAGTTGCTAAAGATATCTAAAGAAACCGGCGTCACAAGTTTTAAAACCGAGAATGGCACAGCCTACCGAACAATTAAGAATCGGTACTGGACTAATGATTGGGAAAGTTTCTACGGCTTCATGCGTGAACATGGTGCTATGGAGTTGTTGGAAAAGCGCATACATCAAACAAATATGCGTGAGTTTTTAGAGGATCGACCCGATGTGCATCCACCGGGATTAAATGTGGATCAAGAGTACGAAATCACCATTAGGAGAAAATAATGAGCAACGTTGCTTTGTTTAATCAAAATCTGCCCGACTACCTTAAAGAAGTTGAACTTGATGACTTAACTAAGTCTTTGGCGGGTAATACAGCACTAAAACGTATTTCTATTCGTGGCGGTGTATTCCGCATGATGGTTAGCGGTGAAGAGATTGCTAAGAACGAAAACCGTGCGATGAACGTAGTTATTGTTAACGGCAATCCGCACGTATCCCGACAGTTTTACTCTGGTGCTTATGTTGCTGGAGAGTCGGTTGCGCCTGACTGCTGGTCAAACGACGGTATTACGCCTGACTCAAGTATCGAGTCTGCACAAAATAAGACCTGTGATGGGTGCCCCCAAAACATTAAAGGGTCTGGTTCGGGCGACTCCCGCGCTTGCCGGTTCCAACAAAGGCTTGCTGTGGTTCTTGAGAGCGACATAGGTGGAGACGTATTCCAACTAACGCTGCCTTCTACTTCAATCTTTGGTCGTGGCGATTTGGATAAGATGCCCTTCCAGCAGTACGCTAAGTATGTAGGGTCGCAAGGCAAGAACATCAACACCCTAGTCACCGAGATGAAGTTTGACTCGGACAGTGCAACCCCCAAGCTGACCTTTAAGCCGGTTAGGTTTTTGGAGCGTGAAGAGTGGTCAGTTGCTAAGGAGAAAGGTAACAGTCCGGCTGCTAAGTCTGCAGTCGTACAAACCCCAACGCAAACTGATGGGCCGAAGTCAAAGACCATATCGGTATCGGCAAAGCGGGTAGATGTTGCTGACGAAATAGCCGAGCCGACCAAGAAAACGGCTAAGAAAAATGTTGAGCCAGCAGCCAAGAAAGAATTTGCTGATGTCCTCAATGAGTGGTCTACCGACGATGAGTAAGCATGGCAGAAACACGCGGCTACTCGTTTCGGCTAATAGAAACTAACAAACGCGCAATCGCAACCCACCCCGGTGTCATGCTGGGGAGGTTGTGTATTGCTCAAGATATCCCAGTCTCGGACGCAGCACAGTTCTTCGGCGTAAGCCGTATGACCGTATACAAGTGGTTTAAGGGTCAAGAAATGCCTCGCAAAAAACAGATTGAGAAGATTGAGGAAGTCATTGCGAAACTTAAAACTAAAGTCCACTTGGATTAGGAATGGCTACAACAGACCTATTGTCGGCGGTGCTATCCACAGAGGGGTGGTACTGCATTGTCGGCTTGAAGAAAAAAGGACTGCCCAAACAGGTCTTTGTACAGACGCTGGTAGAAGCAGACCAAGAAATACAATCCCTTTTAAGCAAGCACTATGATGTTTATTTTGCCTGCTCGAAGTACGAAAAGCCTTCCACACGAACAGCGGATAACGTAAAAAATATTAAGTCGTTTTGGCTTGATATCGATTGCGGAGAAGGAAAACCTTATGCAGATCAGGCTGATGGGGCTTTAGCCCTGCTCAACTTTTGCAAAGCATTAGGACTTCCTAAGCCGACTATTGTTAATTCAGGGCGGGGGCTTCATGTCTACTGGCCTTTGATATCGGCTGTCCCTCGGCTTGATTGGAAGCGTGTAGCGGAGAAACTAAAGAAACTTTGCGTCGATTACAACCTCGAAGCCGACCCTGCTCGTACATCAGATGCAGCATCTATCTTAAGAATACCGGAGACCTTAAACTATAAACCTGATCCCCCTGCGCAAGTCCAACTACAGCACCTCTCTCAACCAGTAGACTTTGAGTCGTTTAAAACTTTATTGGGTGTGTCCGACACAGACGGAGAGGCGCCTGACTATGCTACTAGCAATTTAAATGAACTAACCAAAGCCTTGATGGGTAACCGGCAATCTCGGTTCCAAACCATTTGGCTAAAAACTCAGAACAGCGAGGGGTGTGCTCAGATAAAGTATGCGATGGATAACCAAGAAAGTTTGGAAGAGCCGCTTTGGCGTGGCGCGTTATCAATTGCAGCATACTGTGTAGATAGTGATACAGCCGTACATGAGATATCTAAAGGGCACCCAAACTACTCTGAGCAAGAGACTGAAAACAAAGTTAAGTTAATTAAAGGCCCCTATACCTGCGAAGTATTTAATAAAAACAACCCCAACATCTGCGACAAGTGCCCGCATTGGGGTCAGATCAAATCGCCTATTGTGCTTGGTGCCGAGATTGCTGAAGCCGCACCGGAAGATAATGTTGTCCAAGTTACCCCACCGGCTGCGTTTATGCCGGTTACATACACTATTCCTGAGTACCCGTTTCCATTCTTTAGAGGTAAGAACGGCGGAGTTTATTCCCGCCCCGCCGAAGATGGCGAAGAGCCAGACCTAATTTATGAGCATGACCTGTATGTAGTAAAGCGTATGCGTGACCCCGAGTACGGCGAAATGGTTTGGATGAGGCTGCACACACCAAAAGATGGAGTCAAAGAATTTGCATTGGCGGCTATGGATTTACTTGCAAAAGAGAAACTGCGGGACAAACTTGCTTATCAAGGAATCGTTGCCATGACTAAGCAGATGGAAGCGATTATGTTCTATGTTGTGCGGTTTACTAAGGAGTTGCAGTTCAAACACGAGGCAGAAATTATGAGAACGCAGTTTGGTTGGACAGATAAATATAAATCTTTTGTAGTAGGCGACACAGAAATTTGCGCCGACGCCGACAGGTATAGCCCACCGTCTAGTTACACTAAAGAATTAGCGCCGTGGTTTGAGCCACAAGGCACGCTAGAAGAGTGGCAGTCTGTTATTAATGTCTACAACAACCCCGGCTTTGAGCCTATGGCATTTGGCTTCTTTACGGCTTTTGGTGCCCCCCTTATGAAACTGCTGAATCTCAAGGGCGCCATCATCAATCTAATTAACAACGAGTCCGGTACAGGTAAAACTACGACGCTGAAGGCTATGCATAGTGTGTACGGCCACCCCGAGGAGTTGATGCTGATTCAAAGGGATACTATGAACGTCAGGCTCCACCGGCTTGGGGTTATGAACAACCTCGGGTTAGGCTGTGACGAGATTACCAAGATGACTCCAGACGACTTCTCCGACTGGGCATACGCTGTTTCTCAAGGCCGAGGCCGTGGCCGGATGAAGTCTAGTGCCAATGAAGAGCGTAAAAACTTTGCCCGTTGGGAGACTATCCTCCTGTGCTCGTCAAACGCATCGGTGGTAGACAAGTTGAAGTCCTTGACTAAATCGGCAGACGGAGAGTTAATGCGGGTTATCGAGTATGAAATCCCGTCAGTTAAGTTGCTGAGCAAGGAAGAAGCGGATGAAATTTATCCTAAGTTGTATACAAACTATGGTCACGCGGGGCGTATATACCTGCGCGACTTGGTTTCTAACTTGGAAGAACGGCTTGAAGAAGTTCGTCAAATCCAAAAGATCATCGATAAAAAGGTTGGATTCACAAACCGTGAACGTTTTTGGTCAGGTGTTGCTGCTTGCAATATTGCTGGGGCTTTATTTGCTAGGCGTTTGGGGCTTTTTGATATTGATGTTGGCAGAGTGTTCAAGTGGATGCTCACCCATTTTGGGGAAATGAAAGAGGAGATTAAGCCACCCCTGACGAGCCAAGCCAGTGTCATCGGTGAGTTTTGGAATATGCACCGCAACAATACGCTGGTTATTAATGGTGAGGTTGACAAGCGAACCGGGGTAGAAATGTTGCCGATTCTAGAGCCACGCGGGGAGTTGATGATCCGCATGGAGCCGGACACCATGAAGTTGTTTATTACGGCTACCGCACTGCGGAAATACTGTACCGAGCATCGGATCACGCTAAAGGATGTCCTGACTTCTTTGACCGCCGAGGGTGTCTATGGGGGCGCTACGAAGAAACGGATGTCCAAGGGCACTAAATTAAGCGCTGTACCGCCCGTAGATGTGTACGTCTTTGACTGCTCTAGGGGCGATTTCCTTGACCCAGACGTCTTTATCGCCGCCGCTCAGCACGGTTTAGATGACCCTGATGCGGCTCAGGAAGAGGTTCAGGAGGAGGCTCCGGCGGAGGAAACACCGAAAGATGCAGGTTAATGGGGTCAACTACGAGGTCGATTGGACTAAGTTTAGGGTAGGCAGATCCTTCTTTGTGCCCTGCCTAGATGTAGAGGAAGCCCGAGCCGTTGTAAAAAACACTATGGACAGACTGGGATTTGAGGTCAAAGTAAAGTTAGTAGTGGAGGACGGGTTCCGTGGCTTGCGTATTTGGAGAATTGGGTAGTACACTTCGACCTGACAGTGCCTCCTCGCTGTCGGTGCCTATGGCACTCCTCTTGGTGGTTGAACTCCTTCAACCTTGCACCCCCGCCCAGCGCGGGGGTCTTTTTTACTCTCTGCCGTATTCCAACATTGGGGAAACCCGTGGGCGTAGTTTCTTCTGAATCTGCGCACCAAACACTTCGGCTTCCATTTGGTTCTGTCCCCGACGCTTGAAAGAGTCGATTACATCTTTTGGTTCAACTGCGTACTCTGGGTACTTTTGATTAAACTTTTGGATGTTTTCAATGGTGTCTGCATAAGCATCGGTATTGCCGCGCTCCATCCATAGTCTATTCATTAGGGTATTACGCTTGTCAATTACTTTTTGCTCGTAGGTCTTAGCCTCAATGGCTGCTTTCTGTTTTTGAGCAAGGCGCTCAGGCTGCAGTCCAATTGATTGTATTGCAAGTTCCCAAGCCGAAAAGTTATCTACTAGCGTAATTCCAGATCTAGTTTTAGCCCCCTCATCAGCCATGCGATAGGCAGCAGCAGGTTTAGACACAATTGCCGGAGCGGCTTTCTCAAAGGCACGTTGGTATTGTCCTTGCTCCATTAATTCGATAGCCTCGGCCCAATTTACCCCTAACCCAACTACAGGGCCAGCATTGGCAATTACACTCTCCACCACATTCTCTCGGGTATCGGTAGAGAACCGAGGATCACGCAACCATAAATTTACGGGGTCAAGGCTGACACGCTCACTCAGTGAGCCACCAGTTGCAACTGAAGCCGGGCCACGGACAACTGCCTCCATAGTTCCACGGCCAGCCTTACGGGCAGTATCTTCACCCATGCCCATCTTCTTGTATATGTCGGCTACATAACCACCAAGTTCGACTTCCATGTAGTTCTTAAACCAGTTATCCCAGTCAAAGAACTCATCGTCGTCATCATTTGCCGCTAATTTAACTATGTTACCAATTAACAAAGTAAAAAACGGTAAAGCCTCTGCACCGCCAAGCAAGAATGTCACACCTAAAATACCAGCCAACCGACGACGCCCTTCTTTGTAAGTCTCTCGGCGCTGAGCATCGGCTTCGGCAATCCGCTGGTCTATGATGTTCTGCGGAATCTTGTCTTCGATCATCTGCCGCCGAAACTCTTTTATCTCAGCTTTACGGAATGGGGCGGCAAGAGTAAAGTAAAAGTTACGGGCTACGACGTAAGTAGCTAACACAGAGTATTGTTTAAATTTAGTCAACACCGAAAGCAGCGGGGGCGTAAAGTACCGTGGCTTCATCTGACGAGTAAAGTCACCCAAAGACAGGCCAGCAATATCTTTAGCTTCCGTAATTGCTAACTCAAAGGCTTCGTCTGGTGTATTTGGTATTGGGTTACCTGCATTATCACGCTGGATAACGCCACGTAAATTTTTCTTAGGTTCATTTAAGAACTTGTCGTAGGCTAACTCAAACACAGACAGTAGCGTTACTTCGCGGTTTAGCCTTTCAGACTGATGAAACAATGCAGCAATAGTCCGTTTTACTGTGTTGTACCGCCCTGTATAAAGCTCTGATGGTCGACCACCAATGTCCATAATGTCATTGGTCTGCGAGATATTGATATCGTTATCTTCAATAAATCGGTCTGCCGCTCGTTGCATCAATGGGTCTAAGTTGCCGCCTTCTACAATCGACGGGAACTCCATCTGCATAATTTGTCCTTTAAACGCCGGACTAATTGTACGTTTCGGCATTGTGGCTGTGTACCGACCAAGATTTTTAAGCATTACAGCATTTGCTTTAGCATATCCATATCGGCCACCAATATAAGGCATTGTGATCGCAGCCATACCTAAAAGGTTTAGCATAGCCGAGAACGGCGCAGACAGCATAAAATAAAACGTAGCATCTGATAGTTTGCCTGCTACTACCGCAGACATGCTGGTATCTTCGTTGCTTAGAATTGTCGGCGTGCGCTTCTCTACTTCCTTGATGTAATCGTCGTAGACATCCGAGTTAGGTAAATTTTTGACGTATTCCTTGGCATTAATTAAGTTATTAATAAATCTTTCTGAATATTTAAACCGCGACTGTTGATAAGCAGTATGTACAGCCGTAGTAGCAAAAACACGGATCATATCTTCACTAGCACCTTGAATTGACTGCCGGTTGATAAACATTTTCCGAACACTTTGCTGGGGGAGCAAAATATAAATTAACTGATTAAGACTTTCTTTAAGTTCTTTCTTTGTATTTTCTACAGCAAATACTTTTTCTACTTCTTCTTGGGTTGGGATTTGGCCCATTTGTTTAGTTAGAGCTTTTTCAATTTCTTGATACTCTTTTTGAGTAGGTTTAGTTATGGCGCCTACAGAGTCTATAATATCTTGAACGTCTTTAAGAACTTGAGTCGAACTAGCATTTTGATTGTATAGCTCTGAGATGCCGTTACCTTTGCGCATGGTTTCGGCTAAGTTTTGCTGCTGTGCGTTGCCATTTGATAGCTGTCTTTTACGCTTACGAAACGCTAACTCTCTACCCAATACAGTTTCAAACTCATAGAACTCTTTAAAGTTGCCTTTGCCGACTTGGAACCAATAGTTACCAAAACGACGTAGGGGGAAGTAAGGTGCGACTAACTTATCACGACCAAACTTATCATTGATTTCTTTAATAACCTTTTGACGCTCGGCTTTGGGCAACTGCAACGCACGCTTCTTCATCTCCGAAACCATTGTATTAATGGAGTCGGCGTAAAAATCTCTTACACGGCGATAAATAGTTTTAAACTCAGGATTTAGTCCATCCCAAGCTGCTTGCATTGCTGGGTTTAAAGAACCTGCTTGTGCTGTATCTGGATCAATCCCTCGGATAGTAGACTCCAACATAATTCGACCCATGAGCCGAGACTGTTTCGGATAACGTGCTTGCAAGCGAGTCCATTCGGCTAAAATGTCTTTAGCCTTGGTCATTGTGCGGTTCCGATCAGCAATCATCTGCTCAATAATTCGGATAGCACCGCTAATCTGAGGGAACTTAGTCTTGGTTAGGTCATCAATTTGACGTAAGTTAGAAAAACCAAGAATAGACCGACGGAATATAGTATTGCCTGCATCCCACATTGGCGCAAGAATATCAGAACGTAATTTATCCCATGTTTCGTGCCCTTTAATAGCACTTTCAATTTCACCAACAAGTTTTACTGCGACTTGTTCTGCAGAACGCCATGTTGTTGAAATTGGCCCCTGAATACGTTTACCTTTTGGGGCGAATCGAGCACCTGCCGCTGTGGGGGTACGGGTGCGCACTGCCGAGAACAACTGTGTAGCCGTAGCCATAGCGTTACTAGCAAGGTTATCTATGCCAACCATTTGATAAATTGCACGGACTAGGCGTGTAAAGAACGGCATCTTAGCCGGTTTGTACATCATCTTTCTAAGTCGGTCTTGGAATGACTTATTAGTAAAGACCTCAGATACAAACTCGTGGATATCAGTTAGACCATACAAGTCCAGCGGAATATTAGCAACTGCATACTCATACATCTTTTGGAGTTCTTCACGAGCAGCACGCTGCCCTTCCGTAAGCGTATTGGGGTCGGCGTTAAGGATAGCCTCAGTAGCCGCGTGCAGTACTTCGTGTAAGAAGACGTCGTTTGTAGAGTTATCAAGGTCTATCGTAATAGCATCGAATGCCGGGTAGTAAGCACCGGCAACCTCCAACCCACGGATGTTGTCTTCAAAGGCTTTGTTAACATCGGTAAATTCTGCAATTACCGGCTGCATGTTATAGCGAGGAGAGCGTAGTTCTTTTATACCTCTATAGACTTTTTCAAGGTTTTCATCCCGGTCATAGTTTTCAAAATATTTGTTATACAAATCCGGGTAGGTAAGCTGAACGTAATTAAACATTCGCTTCTGTTGATGATGTGTTTTTAAGTCAATCTGGCGACGGGTTAAGTCTCGAGCGCTGTTGAAGCTAATCGTAGTTGGTAGGTCTAACGCTGCTAGTTTTGCGGCTAGTTCTTTGTATAGCGGATTAGTAAGCCGAGTTGAGAGTACCTCAAGAGCACGCTTTAAATTGCCTTTGGCTATCTCATCGGCAACTGCAGGGGCAATATTTCGGGGCTTAGCAAGTCGATTTATTACTTGGTCTTCGATGCTTCCCGGCGTAGTTTGCCCAGAAAATCTGGCACGCTCGCGCTCTTCTGCAAGGTATTCAGGGCTAAGTTCAACTCCTCCAGATACTCCGGGTTCGCCTGCTGCTGTTCCCCCAAATCTCTCCACGCTGTCAGCACGGCGTTCATTTCTCCTTTGGTAGGAGCCAGAATCTTGGAAGCGTTTTCCACGAGGTTTAGCGTTTGCATCTGTATTTACCTTTCGAATAAATTCAAAAATATTTTTATTATCACGTAAAATTTTAAATACACGACGTTTAATATCACTTATTGTAGTGTCGCCAAATTCAAGTTCTTGACCTTCCATCCTATACGTAATTCGCTGCATCTCAGCAGGGAAATCGGCGTTGTGGCTACGCACTTTATGATGAGCAAGTTCATGGATCATTGTCCCCACTAACCCAGCAGCGGCATCACCCATTTTTTCTGCTTCGGTTACAGCCGGATTTATATACGAACCGTTAAAAGGCAATCGAATGCTTACGCCTCGATACTCTGTGTCAAAACTTATGCCAATAGCCTCGTTGCGAAGGTCATCGTACCCCATAAGGTCGGCAACATAAGATCTAAGTTTTTGGAACTCATCACCGATTTCGTATATGAACTTGTCAAAACGTTGACCAAATTTGTCTCGGGCCATTTCAACTAAAGATGAACCCTTAACATTTGTTATCTTACGTTCAATTTCAACTTTTTTAGATTCCCATTCAGTATCGGTAAGTTTATTGTCATACCAATCAGACCTAGCATCTTCCAGTTCTTTTTTAAGTTTCTTAATTTCTTCTTGATCTGGAAGTTCGACGTTATCGTGCAACATAACACGTTTAGCATCAACGTTGGCTTGATCAATCTTAAACTCATCAAGGTTAATTCTAGAATTCTTAAGGTCATCTTGAGACAGTTCAGGGATAACCCGACCTTTAACAATTAAGCGGCCTTCTTTAACCTCAATGACATCGCCTTCAGAGATGTCAGAAGCAACTTTTACAATCCCAGCATCGCCTTTAGGAGCAAGTTCTTCTGGTGCAGTTGCTTTAATAGTTCCTCTGTCGTCATACAGATACTGTATTGACCCAAAGTTTTTAGCGTCATTCCCTAAATCAACAGCCCCATAAACTAAGTTTAAATAACTAGTTAACTGCTCAAACCCTTTTTCCGTCGTTGGCGAAAACCGTTGCCGATTTAAATCAAACGGATAATTAGAATCTTCTGGCTTTACATTTTTATTAGGTGATACGTCAAGATAAAAATTTCTTGGCACTATTTTAGCATCGAAGCCCGTACCTACTGCAATCTTCCCATCAAACTGCCACAATCCATTAGAGAGTATGTGCAGGTTATCGCTGTACATATACCGTTGAGGGTTTTTCTGAACATAAATTCGTGCAGTACCCCAATCAAACTTAACGTCAGCAAATTGAGTGTAGCTGTCATACGGAAATTGATCCCCTATGCGAACAGTATCACCGTTAAAAGAAACAGAAATATCTGCAAATAACGGGCTTTTTTCTAAAACTGCGTATCCAAACTCGCTATCGGGGATTTTGATAGCAACGTCTTCCCCAGTAGAAGAATCCTTGTACGACTCTGGTACAACAACTTCGGCAAAAGTGCCGTGCCCATCCGGAAACATTTGAAGGTATTGAGGGGGTATCTGATCGCCTTTGTACACCCGAACATCAGGCGCAAGGTTAGGATCATCCATCGCCTCTTCAAGTTCTGACCCCGTACTTTCCAAAACACTTAGCACACCATCACGGTACGTAACTACTTTAATACGCTCGTTATTAAACAAAAACTGCATCTTGGCAATACCCAAACCGCCAGAATCTCGAGTACCTTCTTTTTTAGTACCAGCAATAGTTAAGAATGTAGTCGATAGCGTCTCGGGAGACATACCAGTGCCGTTATCTAATACAGAAATAATCCGTGAACCCGCGTCAACTTTTATGTCTATAACGCCCTTAACTAATTGCCCTTTTTCTTGCATCGGCTTAATGGCGTCAAACGAGTTCTGCACCATCTCTTTAACCGAAACCTTTGGCATTTCTTTGGGTTCGCCATATAGTTTGGGGCCAAGAAGTTTTGACAAGCGACGTACATTTGCACCCGGCTTTGCCTTAATAGTTTCCCCAGACGGGCGCAGGTCAGCGGGCTTTGAAGTAGCCGCTAGTTCATCAAGTAGGGCTTCGCCTTCAGGTGACAATGAGTTATTTGATAAGGCTAGACCAGAATCCCTAAGTGCCTTTAAGGCTTGAAATTTAACCGCACCGACCTTGCCAGCACGCAGTTTGGTAGCCGCATCTAAAAACTGTGCGTCATTCATTCCTCTTGGCAACGCAGTTGGTGCAACTTCTGAAGGTGGCGTTGGGGTTGTGACTGCTTCGAGTTGTTTTGGGTAACGTATCAATCCTTGATAAGACAACCCCATATCTGCACGTTCTTTAGACTCAGGGGTAGGCTCAAAGCCAAGGCGCTCATAAAAATTAATGAGGTCTTTTTGTTTGTTCGGTTTATCTGCTGCTGCTGTTAACTGTAACGTGGCGTTATTTTGATCTGCCCAATCTGTAAGTGCTTGCCCAAATTGAGTTCCTTGACCTTTACCAGAAGTTTTTGCCTTTACCCCGGTTACTTTCCAAACATTAGGTTCACGTTGGGTATCGCGAGTAAGTTGCGCACTAGCCCCAAACCCTTCTGCTTTTACAGTTTCAACAGGTAAGTTTGCATATTCTGGAAGGGGTGCAACAGGAGTAAATGTTAGTTCTTGAGTGGGTTTAGTCTTACCTTCTTCGGCTAATGGACTTGGCTTAGCCGTTGCTCCAACTCCAACCCCACCAGTAGGAACCCCAGAAACCTCCACTCCTCCGGCTCCAGTTTCAGTAGGCTGCTCGGTAATTCCTGCTCCGACACCTGTTTCGTCAGGTACCTGAAGGCTAGGCTCAATTCTTCCGGCGGCATCCGCTGTAGCAACTCCTCCTGCCAGTTCTCGTTCTCCATAAGCCTTCACCAATTGGTCGAGTTCTTCATTAGTGGCGTCACGCCCGTACATCTGCTTAAAGCCGGTGGCAAATGCTGTCCTAACTTCAGGGGTAGTTGCTACGGGTTCCGCAGCGGTTTCACTTGCCGAAAGGGCATCGAGTCCAGCTATAAGTCGTTCTTCGGGAGTTTGTAGCCCAGCAAATTTTTCAGCACCTTTTTGCATGGCTTTACCAACGATGACATTACCGCCAGTGCCAACAACAGTTGCAATAAAAGTTTGCGCTGCAGCAGAAGGGCGGTCTGCTAAATAACTAGAGAACGGTTTTTCAGGGTTTAATACAGCCCATTCATTTAAGTCTTGCAGTATGGTCGCAAGTTGCTCTCCGGGTATTTCTTTCTTTAACTGATTAAGCAGCATCCGACCAAAGCCGGTCTTTTGATTAATGTCGTTAAGTAGACTGCCAAGAGGCATTTTTTCAGTAGCAACCTCAATAACACCTTGGGATGCAGCGAAAGGTAATGCTTGCTCAGGTCTTAGACCTTTTTCTCTAGCCTCTTGATATGCCTGACCACCAGTCATTCCACCAAATGCCGTAAGTACAGCAGCCTGACCGCCGGGAAGCATTGCAGCAGGCAAAAGAGCTAAATTTCGCCCAAAACTTTCAAGGCCGGATTCGACACCACTAAGTATTAGTCCTTGGTCGGCAGGGGGTTTTATTTTTTCACTTTCTGCTAACTGACCAAGTTCGGCCATATTTTGGGCAAAAGCTGCAGCGGGATCTTGTTTCCCAATAGTGCCAGTTAATGCTTGATAAAAACGCCCAGCAGGTGTTTCTTGATACGCCTTGCTGCCAAATTCACCGATGCTACGAAACACGCCAGCAGCATCGCTGCTCATACCTCTTGGCACATTACGGGCTACACGCCCTAAAAAGTCAGTAATTGAGTTTTCTGATGTTGTGGGGGGAGGCGCAACCTCTTCAGGAGTAGCCGGGGCTACTGGTGCTTCTTCTACCTTTGGCGCAGGCGCAGTCGGCGCAGCGGGGGCAACACCCAACCCGATACGGCCTGCAAAATCCTCAAACGGTAAATCAGAGTAAAACTTTTTATGGAATCCCGCTGCTAAGTCTTGGTCTGATAAATCATTGTATTGAGGGTATTGTTTGCGAAGTTCTTGAATATTCATTAACGAATGCCAAGGGGGTCATTAGACGAAGTAGGTGATTTAACAGGTTGCATCCTACCACTACTTAAATCAACACCTTGTACTTTGTATAACTTAAATGTTTCTTCTTCTAATTTATCTTTAATTGCGTTAATCCTATCCTGCGCTGCTTTGTCACCACCCGCAGCCTTCCGCATATCTGCTTGTAACTTAGGATCAAATGAAAGTAACTGTAAAAATTCAGCTTTGGCATCTTTTGCCGCCGACGATACCGCAGTTCGAGTAGCGTTGTAAGTATCTTTTGGAGCAAGTGCCTGTGCAGCTTGAGAAACTGAGTCTAAGTACGACAATTTAGGATCATTCTTACGTAATTGTGCTGCTGCTTGAAGGGTTTTATCAGGAATGTTAGCAATTGCTAGGCGGTTTTCCCTATCCAAACGAGCAGTTTCTTCACGGCTTGCTCGGTCTAAAGCGCTTTCTTCGCCGCGAGCTTCTCGCTCTCTTTCTGACATTGCTATTCTTTCAGCCGATGAAATCGCGTCAAGTTTTTCTTTACGTGCAGCCTCTTCAAGTTGCAATTTAAGTTGCATATCAGCCATTGTCTGTTTACGGCGCTCCTTAATATCTTCAGCAAAACCTTTAACTGCGGCTTGGGAGCCTTTGCCAATATTAGTTAAAGCATAGGGGGACTCACCACCAAGAATGCCTAGACCTGCCTCTAGTGCACGAGTCCAAGCATCTGTCCGCACATCGGTATTTTTACGGGCTTGATTTGCAAGGTACTCTTTAATTGCTTCTCGCTCTGGGGGCGCTGGCGCTTCTCTTTCTCTAAGTACATTTCCACTAGTGAAAATATCTTCGACTGTTCTTGCTTTAAAAGGAATCCTTTGAGCAGGCATAGTAGCGCCTAAGCCAAACGCACTAGGATTAAACCCCGCTCCTTCGTTGTCAATTCGTTGTTGTGTTGCTCGAGAAAATCCTAAATCGTATCCGGGTCTTTCATAGTCTTCATCATTTGAAAGAGAATAATTTTTGGAACGGTCACGCTCTAAAGCCCTTAAATATTCTTCGTCATTTAAATCTCCACCTGCCTGAAACGCAATAATTCCGCCACCTGCATACTCGTTGCCGTACATCTCTTCGGGTACAGGTAATGAGGCAACTCCCGTGTCCATAGGCGGCATTTCTTGTTGCGGTGCCATAGCCATCATCTGTGGCTGCGCTTGGGGCGCTTCGGCTTGGGCATTAATTGCCATGTTTCTTTCAGTTACCGAGGCTGGCATGGGTTGTTGCATGGCCTGCATATTGGCAGCAGCCTGTGCCATTTCGGCTTTTTCATTCAGGATAATTGGTAGCATGTCAGCCGGTATACGACCTTGCTGTGCCATAGCCATAAGTTGCTGCTGTGGCAATTGTGCTAGAGCATTGATTGGCCCTTCTTGGAGTTTAAGGGCTTGAGTTATTCCCATTGCCATTATGATTTACCCATTAAGTTATACAGACTTAGACCAGATAACCCAAGGCCAGCCAACTGGCTTGCAAATGAGGGCGGTGGCGTAACTGTCTGTGTTGTGGTGTCGGTGAGCGGAATACCACGGATAAAGCCACTAAGTTTATCAAGTTGCTGCTCAGGATACTGAATACGCTGCAATAAGTTCTGGTAGTCAATATCTGTTTTTTGTTGCGCTACTGCACGCTCATAGTCACCATAAGCGCCAAGAGTTTTAAGACGGTCAATGTCTGCGGCTTGTTGCGCTACACCCAACTGACCAAATTGTGAACCTAATGTGCCGTAGGTTTGAGCCTGTTGCAGACGAGCCGCACGCTCTGATTCCAGCCCCTTTTGCCCAGCCTCATAGGCAGCCTGAAGTCCCTTGGCTTGGATGTCACCGAGTTGGTTCTGGAGGTTGCGCTCACGTTCTGTGGTGGCAAGCAGTTGCCGTGCTCCGCCATAAGTACCTTGACGGGCTGCTCCTAAGTTAGTGGCTAACTGGGCTTTCTGGGCATCTGTTAGGGCTTGCTGTTTTTGAACGTCAATAACGCCCTGTGCATAGGGAGACATATACTGCTGCATCACCCCTTGATCCAACATACTTGGAAGCCCGGTGGCGGCGGCATAGCCTGAGCCAAGAGCACCAGTCCCCATAGCGAACTGTCCGGGGGTCTGCATAGCAGAGAGTTGTGCGCCTACCTGTTGCTGACCGGGGGTTAAACCCGCTACCCGCTGTGCGCCACTATAAAGACCTGCGGCCTGTAATGGGCCTTGGATGTTGGCTTGGTAGTCGGCGGGGGTGCCTGCTCCGTAGAGTTTAAAGGCCGTTGGGATTAACCCGGGAACGCCTTGGGCACCGGTTTTATAAAACTCTTCAAACGCGGTAGGTAGTTGACTGGTTACGACTTGTGAGGTGGTTGCCATAATCTATCCTTTAAGCAGGCATCAAGCGACGAGTATTGACTTCAGGCGCCTGACGGGTTTTGCCTGTGCGTGATTTACGAATTCGATCCATCATTGCGTATAACTTTTTAGCCCCAGCATTAGAGGAGCCATTACCAAGGTGGGATACCACGTCAGCAGGGACTACAAACTCGCCATCAGCCAGACGGGCTTCTTGTTTGCCCTCAATATTAGCCTTAATAGAGTCGCTCATCCCGTCGCCCCCACCACGGAGATATCGGGGAGGCAAACCGCCTTTGGCTAGGGAAGCAATGCCACCCTGCATCATATTGTCATCGCCACCGATTTCGTCGTCGTAAGAGTCGATCCGACCACCCATAGCCATGCCACGCTCACGGCGAATATCTTCTTCAGTTAAGCGCTGGTAGTTATAGGGATAGTCACGAAGAACGCTCTGGGCAAACTCAATTTCTTCTTTTGTACGGTTTTCCCGATCAGCCAAAATGCGGTCAGCCTCGGCTTTCTGGTCATCAAGTTCTTGTTTAGTTTTATACGCACCATAAATGGTTGTACCAAGAGAAGTAATCCCCGCAGCATCTTTAATATCCTGTCTATCGGGGAGGTAATCTTTTACCACGTCATAGGCATCTTTAACCGGTTCAGGAATAATATTGCTAATGCCTTGTTTTACATCGCTATAACCTTGTTTTAAAGTGTTAATCCCTTTTTGGAATGCATTTGGATCAGCGCTTGCTTCACTAATATCACTAGCAGCGCGACCATAATCAAACGTAGGTACTTCCCCAACATCAGCATAAGAAGCAGGTTGACCCATCATATTGTCAAAATATTGTTCACTGTAAGTAGGTAAACGCTCAGGGGTGGCTGGCGTAGAGGGAATAGAAACCGGAGAGGCATCTGAAAATGGCACATCAGCACTTGCCAATTGCCCTAATGGTTCTCCAATCCCGCTACCGGGATAACGAATTGCTTGTGGCCCTGCGCTTGCCACTGCACTCTCTAAGGATCCAATTTCGCCCGGTATATTTGCGCTACCAGCAGCATCCATAGTTCCGCCTATAGACTCAAGTACAGACGGTGCCGACTCAGCAACACTTGAAAAACCTTCTACAGGAACTTGTTGCATCCCACTACCAAAAAGATCAGTTATTGAGCCTCTTGGCGTTAAGACATTTGAATCTGGAGCAGACAGGGCATTAAAAGCAGCGGTAGTAGCACCTGCCCTAATTGCACTTTTTGTATCAAAACTACTCCCCGGAGTTGCAACACCTTGATATATAGCCGAACCAATCGGGCCGCCATAGTAGGCAGCGGCAATTGAAGCAATCGGGCCAAGAATTTTATCTTTTGCTATGGACTCAACGCCACGCTCAACTTCTTTACCGATAGAAGAACCTAGGTTGTATACATCTTTAAGTATGGGTGTGCTTTTAAAAAACTTCCTAATTGACTTATATTCGGGTAAACCCGTATAAGGATTGATTGTCCCTGATCCACCCATAAGTTTGAGAATGCCAGCCTCTTCGGGGGATATGTGGGCAAGGACTGTATCGCCTTCCCGACCCTGTCGCCGGATCATCTCAGCAGCGTTCTCTAGGCCGTAGGTATCCTTAACCCGACCACCCCCTTCAAAGGCAGGCATGGGAGGGGCGTATGCGTATTGGGGGGTAGCAGGGGCTGAGTACATAATTAGATTATCCTAGATTTGTCAAGTGATGTCACTGGGTTAAGTCATAGAAGGTAATACAGCCAACCCCATCGCCGGTTGTAGCGCCAGCAATCGTTCGGACGCCCAAAGTATAGATGTCGCTAACGTTCGTCAGGGATACACCAAGTTGCTGATCCCAGTTAAACCCGGTAGGAGCCGTCGTGTCTGCTTGGCCTCCGCCACCCGAACTGGCAACGTAACCGGTCTGAACAATTGTGCCTGCCGTGGCAATCGCCGTAGCCGCAACATCAAACTCAACGTTGGCATCAGAAGGAACAGTTGCCGCCCAAGTGGCTCCCGTAAGGACGGGGTTTTTAATCAGCGCAATCTCGTAGTCTTGCAGCGTGGTCGGCTGAAACTGTATACGGTTTGGAAGCACCACCGCGCCCAGAGCCGTCGAAGCCAGCCGGATCGAGACAACTGGGAGGAAGTTGGCCGCCGTGTTTATGGTGCCAAGCACCGTTGTCCGCCTTGCAACGTGCTCAATTGATGTGGCCTCAAAGCCTCCTTCGGATATTACCGACGAGCAAATCTGCGTGAGCGTAGCGGCAACTGCTGCCGTTGTAGTAGTGATTTCGTAGCGAATAGGCAATATAGCAGTGGTCATGTAGACCGTCGTGCCGAAGACGTTGGCGGTATTAAATGTATGACAAAGGACGTATTGCCCATTAATAATGAAGCCGCACCGGACTGAACCGACACCAAGCCACTCAAAGTCCATCCACAAGATCTGTGGGTGGGTCAGGTCAAGCGTGTATCCAGAGGTGCCAGTACCGTCTAGTTTGTCGCCATTCCAGTCTGCTTGATTAACAAATCGTGCATCACTTGGCGTGCCAGAAGTGTTTGAACGCAATACGAGCGCATTAACCCCTCCGGTACGACGGAAGAACAGCCCGTTTTGGGTATTAAAGTACCCAACACTTTGATTAAGGTTGGCAGAAGTGCCGTTGTCCATCTGAAAGGTTGCTAGAACCAACAGGCTTTTCCCCGGCTGATACAGCATATTGCGAAAGGACTGACGTACCACAGACCCAACGCCACCACCCGTCACAGCCAGACTAACGCTGGACTGATTGGTATTAAATGTCGATGTCCCAGTACCAGATGTAGAAGTGCTAAATTGATTGTCAGCAGCGTAACGGCTTTGGCTGTCAAATAGGCTGTAGGGTTCGCTCACACGCAAACGCCCAAAAGCATCTACGTTAGTGCCGCCTATCGAAATTGGTAATGGGGTCATATTTCCCTCGCAAGCCGTTCCATTTAGTATGCCTGCTACGGCATTTTGAAAGTTGTCAATCTGGTTGAAGTACAGCCGCAAAACCCTAATAAGGTCTGTTGCATACTTTTGGTCGTACTCAACAGGCGGCACCGGTAGGGCAGGTGCAACGAAGGTCTTTTGAATATCATTATCAACACAGATGGTCATCGTTTACCGTCCGGTCTACCATCAAGTCTTGGCGTACCTAACTGCCACTGCACATTTAAGTCTTCGGATTGAATCTTAAACCCCATCTGACGGGCACGGGCACGGATAAATACCTGATCGGTGTACTGCTCAATCGGCACCGTGGTAGATCGGGTAACTGATGGGTTATTGGTTGTTTTGTAGTTTGACCCCGGGAAGTTCCGTGGCCTCATCGTCATGTACACGAGAGGGCTTGTTGCCGTAGACCCCTCAAAGTTAATATCAGGGATGATCCTTTTGATAAGTATGAATTGATCGCCATCTACTAAATCAATGTCGTTGGTCTGCACATAGGATGTCATTGGCAAGGTATCGTCGTTCGTGCCCTGCTCATGGTTATAGACGTAGTTCCCACCAACCGCCTGCGGATACTGACGTAGAGGCGTGTCAAGCCAAGCCGTGCGATTAATAGAGCCGTAGTACCAAATACGCTCCATGTAGTTATAGATCACGTAACTATCATTTACACCGGAGTTCTGGCTTGGGTAGAACCACCAAATCTCATGCCAGCCTTCGTTCGTGCCACATACAACCTGAGCCGCTTGGTTGTAGTTAAAGTTGTTAAATACAAAGTTCCGCAGGGTGCAAGGCAGTGTCTCGACTCGGCCTGAGTAGGCATAGAACTTATCCTGTCCCATCCAGTAAGTCACGTTGTTAGCCGTAATGCAAGCCCTTGGGGACATGATTGAGGTGTTGTCAGCCAACTCCTGCAACGCAAACACATCTGTTGTACCTGTAAATTGGAACGAATACAGGTGTGAGTCAGTAAATACTAACGTCTCCTGCCGGGTAGGTAGCGCCCTGATAATCCTTGATCCGCGAGATACTCGGATAAAACCTGCGGAATTTGTCGCGGCTGGCGCCCAGTTAACAGGATCATCCTGATTAGCCCACCTAATAAGAAGGGGGTCAAAATCACCAGCGCTACTAGAACCGTAAGGCACGCAGCCAAAAGCGAGTAGATGCCTATCGTTTTGTGATACAAGAATTTGCATGGCTTCGACGGGGACACTGGCGGCTCCTGTTAAAGAGGAAAGAAGAACGGCGCGAGTATTAAATACCCCCGTGTACTCCCAGATGTAGATTGGGCCGTTGCGGATATTGGCAATTAAGTCATTGTCAAAGTTATCCATAAACCAGTCACGCTGCTGGTCTACAACCGGCGTAAGCGCACCCTCACCCCATGTTAAACGGCCCCAAGCACCAGCACCCCAGCCGTATCCATAGGCGATATACGGGTTGCCGATATTGATCTGAAAGACCGCCGTGATGGCTGTACCACCGCCGTTAGTTGTCGTGCTAGTTGCGGCTGTGGTCGTTTGGATGGTGAAGTTATTGCCGTCCACCACAGTTTGGATCTGAAACTCTGCGTTGAACTGAGCCTGCGGGATTCCGCCTATCGGGCCAACAACACCTGAAAAGGTCACGTAGGAGCCAGCCGTAGCGCCGTGGCTAGCAATATTGACGTTTACTATTCTTGACAGATTGGTGGTGTCAAAGCAGTTGTCTGTAGCGGGGCTAACAAAGGTTGCCCGAATTGGGGTTATATCAATTAAGTTGCCACCCGTCTCAAGATATAACTTTTCATTAGTACCCAAGCCCATAAGGTTGTCGGACTCGGTGGTGATGTAGTTATACATCTGGCGGCATATACCAGCCAGCGTAAACAGGCTATAGCGTAACCAGCCGCCAATCTTTTGGGGGAACCCTGACCGGAAGCGAACCTTGTCGCACTCGTAAAACCCACCCTCACCAGAGTAGTTCGTCTGGTCTCGGTTTAGTCCGGGTTTAAATTGGAGTTTTGATAAGGCCATTAGGCAACAAGTCCTTTTAGATACACCGTTTTACCGTTCTGCTTAGTAGCCGTCAAGTTCTCTTTCTTGAGGTTAGCAGAGTCGTAGGAGACGTGCACCCACCCCGAATCTGGCACCCCGGGGGTGTAGAACTCAAGGATTAACTGAGTGTAGTCAAGGTTGTCCATAATCCACACGGCTAAGTCTGCGTTGGCAACACCGGGAATCTCAATGTCAGCGGCTTGTCCTTTACAATGGTCGGACGTTTTGGAGCCTCCCACCTTTGCGTTAACTTCGGGGTGCCTGAATCCTGAGTTGACCTTAACTCCGGTTTGGAAGTGATCACGGACGGGCTGCAATACCTTTTCACAGAGTGTTTTAAGATTAGCAATCTCAGCCTCCCCCGGTGTGTTGTCCATGTCATGCCGCAGTGCAGTATCAGACTTCACCATCTCGGCAAGAGAAAAGTTGGCGGTCAGGTTCATTTCTGCTTGGCCTTCATGTCCATGACCTTCTCAAGGGTGCGTCCCCCAAAATAAAATGACATCACCAGCATGCCCCACTGGCCCAGCAAAGATACGAAATTGTCAGAAATATCCAGCCCCATAGCATCCATCACGGCTAGGGCTAAGTAGGCAGTCAGGATGTAGATCAGCGTCATAGGCCGGATGTTCTTAGATAGCCACGAGTCCGACTTCATGTCAGCCTCAGCCCGCTTGGTCAGGTTATCCTGCTCGTTCATGTCCGCTTGTAGTTGGGCTAGTTCACCCTTTTGCTGCATCTCTATAAGCATGGCCTGCGCCTTGGCACGAGCCTCTGGATCTGGGAGAACCTTGTCGAGAACCTTCTCACCGATGGATAACAAAGCAGCGACTGGGAACATTATTTCTTACTCCTTGAAAGCATGGTTGCGGCGATATTGAGCATCGCCCGGGTCTGGTCTAAATCAGCGGGGGGCTTGTCCCATCCCACGGTAATCTGCCCTATGAACCGACTCGGCTCAGGCGGGATACTGATCCTGCACCCAAACCGCATACCCTTCTCGATGTACCACAGGCCAATCTCAGACTGTGCCGCCTTGTACTCCCCACACGGGGTGGTGCCTGCCATCAGGTTTACTACGTCCTGATTGTTGGATTGGTTGGTCGTAAAGAGTCCTACGTCCAGCCCGTCGTTCGTCTTGTCCCTGCCCTCTTTGGTATACGCCCGATACTGCACCCGGGTTCCCAGCAGGGGGTTTACTTTAAATACCGCCACGGTAGTCGCACCCGTGGTTTTAAATAGGTGGGCTACAGCGTCCTCAACCCGGTCTTCCACGATGTCTGGCAACTTCTGGTGTTCTTTATAGGTGCCTACGATCAGGTCTTTGTTGTCGTACAGCATCCAGCCACCGAAGGCCAGCACCGCCATGAGAATCAGGGCAATAAGTTTAAATGGTGAGTCAACATACGCCAGCACCTTTGAAAGCGTGTCATTAGCGTTTAGTTTCTCAGCCATTACAGATGACCCCTCATGATGTAATAAATGGTGACCACCAGAAACGCCAGCATCACACAAATAATCTGCAACTCTCGTAACTTCGCTACATCCCTACCCAGTGCATCCTTGCTTTTGGCATGACGGGCCATCATGTCTTCTTTAATCTTCTTGACCTTCTCAAACTCTTCTGTACCCTTAAACTCACCAAACTGCTGGATCAGAAAGTCTTTTACTTCCAACTCCATGCGGCGTATTTGGTCTAGCCTACGCCACTCCGCCATAGCGGTCATGATTGTTATTTCGCCCTGCTGACTCTTGCGTACTGCTTTAAAGGCATGACGGGCTTTGACCTCCGCCATTCCAAAGTTTTGTATCGACTCGACTGCTGAACTTATTTCCTTACCTGATTGGATAGCAGACTTAATGCTCTGGGTTGCCGCCTTTGCGGTATCGATAATCGGGTCTAAATCTGACAAAATTCATCCTTTTAGAACACCCCGCCGCCAGCAGCAGGTAGTGTTGTCGTATGGATTGCTACGTTTTGCTGGAGGTCTAGGTCAACTCCACAGTCGGCGCAGGTGTCGGCCTCTAACTCAGACTCATCCAAGTCATACCCACAGGCTTTGCAAAGCAGTTCTACTTCGTGCTTTGGCACTATGGTTCCGTCAATGTCCTGCGCTTCGACTATGCGTTTCATATTTACCCCTGAACTGCAATCATTAACTGTTCAACCGTTGTGCAGGCGGCAATCGCTGCCTCTTTCTCAGCACACAAAGCCACTACAGCGGCACGGTCAGCCATTACACCACCGGGAATCTCTACGTTGCGCTCGGCCTTACGGATCACCATCCAGTCGGTTTGGGCAAGTTCTGAGTTAGCAGCGGCTTTGGTTTGTGCGATCCACTGTGACTTGAGACCTTTGGTAACAACCTGTTCTGTGGTGTCCACCATCCCACCTTTGCCGCCGTTTGCAGCGGAGTCGAACTTTTGCACGTACAGAGGAGTACCGTCTTCCTTGGTCTCTAACTTGTCCTCAAGCGCCTTGGGAGTAGCCGTGTAGGTAGCCTCAACCGTCTGGTTGGTCTCGTTGACACGGTAGGACGG